TTAAGACTAACCTTATGTTTGTCTTTCAAAGTATATCCTTGTCTTGTTTGTTTTAAATATGAACGCCATGTTCAAAATAAATAGCACCCCTGTTTTCTCTGCTACTCAGGGCACTAGCGAATTGTCAAAAAACTTATACTCTTAATACGCTATAGTTCCAATAAAGTTCCAAAATAATTTAAAATAAATAGATTTTTTTCCATTTATTTTTGCTCAGGTTGCGTGCTGCTTCGCACCCTAGATAAAATAAATACGATTTTTTCAACCTACTTTTTCTAACGTAAAATGGAAATGGGGGGCGGGTCATGCATAAAAAAAGAAAGAAACACATACTAATATTTTTTTCTGAAATTTTTTAAAGTTTTTTGGATCGCTTACTAGGGCGGGTACTATAATATAGAGCTCGGGATACTATATACTATAATTACTATATATATATAATATATATATAATATATAATATATATAATATATAATAATATATATAATATATATTAATACTATTAATACTATTATACTATATATACTACTATACTATATATACTATAGTACTATTATAAAATTCAACCGGGCTAAATAGGGGGGATAGATAATATTATTATATATAGTTGCAACTTGTCAAGTTTTTATTAAATTTAAATATGGAAAGAGAAAAAACAATGTTTGAAAGAGCTATAACAGGTGACTATGAGATCAAAGATGTCTTCACTAACATTGAAAGATGTAAGCAGATATCCAATCAGTTAAAGATCCTAGATCTTATTGAACCTAAATCTAGAGATATTAGTTTAATAGCAGAGTTAGTATATCGGGTAAATAACATGCCTGAGTTAGAATTAATAGAAATAGACGAGTATACCTTAAACAACCCTAACTAGTGGCACTATCACGAAAGATAAAGGGGGTCACTCACTATGCTTACGAAAGCGAGCTGGAGTTTCGTACGGCACATCCTACTGAAAAATTAATTAAGAACTGGAGAGATGCTAAACAGGGAGAGTGGTGTTTAGCAGATGATGGTAAAATAGTTCAAGTGTTATTAAAAGACACAATGAAAGGAAATAGAATAAAAGAGGATTATGTGCGAACTGTTATTGGAATGGTTACTATAAGAGATACTAGTACTTTAAAAGGAGAAATAACAGATAACATTTACCGTTTTGTAAGAAAGAATACTTATGATTCTAGGTTACATGGTAATATGACCAAACAAAAAAAGATATTCTCTAAATACATTGCAATGGGTTTAGATCCAGAGAGTGCGTATATAAAAGCATATCCTAAAACATCGAACTCTGATGATGCTAGACGTAAATCAAAACTATTATTAAAAAGTAAAACAGTGAGGGAGCAAGTGGATAAAGAAATAGAAGAACTAATGTCAGAAGTTGGTATTACAAAAAGATATTTATTAGAAAGTACCAAGGATGTTGTAGACAAAGTAGATGCCAAAGACAATGATAAGCTTAGAGCATTAGAAACTTTAATGAAGATATCAGGAATGCTAAATACAGAAAAGAAATCAGAGTCTATTGCACTGATACAAGAGTTCACTGGTTTCAGTAAAGAGAAACTTAAAGCATTTGAACAGGGCATGTTATCTGAAAAAAAGAAAGAACTTACTAGTGGTAGTTAGATCAGTATTGGTAAAGGATATTTACTGGAATACACAGACTAGCTCTATTTGGAGCTATACTAGTCCTAAAACGCTACAAGTAGGTAATACTAGATACAATATATCATTTTCTAATAAAAACGCTAAATAACGCAAATAATGGACAATTTCAATATTAATCCATCCCCATCTGAAATGAAAGAGCGGGATGAGGTACTAGCTAAGTCCTATAAAAGCCTTATTTATTTTGGTAGGGCTTTCTTACCAAATGACTTTCTTAAAAAGTCTGCATCCCCAGCATTTCATTTTGACGTAGCAGATAAGTTGATATCATCCAAGCCCGGTAGTCGTAGTTGTATTATTATGCCTAGGGGATTTGGTAAATCTATACTATCCAAAGCCGCTATTATGCATAAGTTAGTATTTGCCAGAGAAGATGAACAGCACTTTATTGCTTGGGTATCAGAAGAACAAAGTCAGTCTATTGACCATTTGAAGTATTTGCGTAATCATTTTGAAATGAACAAGAGACTTCGTTACTACTTTGGCAATCTAGATGGAGGAGCGGCTGGTAAGCGTTGGACTGAAAAAGATATTGTAACTCCTAAAGGCGATAGATTGATAGCAAAAGGTACTTCTCAAAGACTTAGAGGTCGTGCAGAGGTAGATGTTCGTTATACTGGTATTATCTTAGATGACTTTGAATCAGAACTAAATACAAAAACACCAGAGCGTAGAGCAGATATCAAAAAATGGATCGTATCTACAGTATATCCAGCACTAGAAGAAACACCCGGTAGAGAAGGATGGATATGGTTATCAGGTACAATAGTTCACTTTGATAGTTTCTTACAAACTGTACTAGATGGTAGTAACAAAGCAAAAGAAGAGAGTAGAGAGTATCCTTGGAATGTAACATTTAAAAGAGCAATAGAAGATGGTAAATCTATCTGGAAAGAACAATTCTCCTTAAAAAAGTTAGAAGCAAAGAAAAGAGAGTTTATTGAAGCTGGTCTGGTAAACAAGTTTGCACAAGAGTATATGAATGATGCTAGAGATATATCTAATGCCGCATTTAAAATAGATAGAATACAATATTTCAATGGACAAGTAGAATGTCGTAACAAGTTTAATTATCTGATAGATGGTGAAGATGCTATACCAGTAAACATTTACATTGGAGTTGACTTAGCGGCTACAGCATCAGAGACATCAGACTTTCAAGTGATACTAGTTATGGCAATAGATTCCAACAATAATCGTTATGTCTTAGAATATTTTAGAGAAAGAATACCTACATTTGATGTCCCACAAGAAATTATCAAACTAGCAAACAAGTATAACCCTGTAAGAAGAGTAACGATAGAAACAGTAGCGGCACAGGAAATGGTTAGAGACATGGTAACGAGAATGTCTGCTAGTGAGAAAAGACTGATGCCCGGAATTTTCAAAGGAGTTAAGCCACCCGCTAGGATAAAAAAGCAAGATAGGCTCGAAACAAGCTTGGGGGTTATCGTCAATTCTAAAAAGCTTTACATTAGAAGAGAAATGACAGAACTGGTAGATGAGTTCTTTGAACATCCCAAACCTAGAAACGATGATGTAATGGATGCGTTGTATTATGCAGACTACTTTGCCAAAGCTCCTAAAAGTACAAGAACGAAACGAGAATCATTACTAAATGAAGAAGCTAGTCCTGTTAGAAGAATCAAAAAGAAAGCCTATAATTGGATGACTGGATCTCGTGCATAAAAAATATTATTTGTCTTTTGTTTATGCGTGACTTATATTTAAATTCAAATCCACATGCCGAGATATTCTAAAAGATCAAAATCTAGACTAGCTACCTGTGATGAGCGTTTGCAGGAAGTATTCAATGAAGTAATCAAGCATGTGGACTGTTCTATTTTAGAGGGACATAGAAGCAAAGAAAGGCAAAATAAATTATATGATGAAGGTCGTACTAAAGTCAAGTATCCTAATGGTAGGCACAACTCTAGTCCTTCTAAAGCCGTTGACGTTACCCCTTATCCTGTGGACTGGAAGGATAGAGAAAGGCAGACTCTTTTCGCTGGGTTTGTTATCGGCATTGCTAGGAGCATGGGTTATAATCTAAGATGGGGTGGCAACTGGGATATGTATGAAGAAAATGGTAAATGGGAAGTAAAAGATAATAAATTTGATGACTTTCCACATTTTGAGATTAGAGAGTAATGCCGGGTACGACAGACACAGTTAAAGCAATGTTAACTCCCGGTGAATTTGTTATTCGCAAAGAAGCTGTGGACATGATAGGAGTACCCATTTTGGAAAAGTTAAATGATATGCCTGAAGCTGGTGGTCATTCTGAGATAGATAGACTGATAGCAAAGGCTACACTAAAAAATATGACTGGCATGTATGGTGGTGGTATGGTCAATGCAAAGCAATACATGGGCGGTGGTATGGTTGATCAGTACATGGGAGGCGGTATGGTTGATATGTATGGTCATGGCGGTAAAGTAAAAAATAAAATGATGAGTTATGAAGATGGCGGTCAAGCTATGTCTAATTTAAAACCAGTTCCTGATAATAATCCCGGACTTGCTAAACTACCTGAAAAAGTTAGAAATAAAATGGGTTACATGCAGGATGGTGGATTAATTGGTATGATGCATGGTGGTAAAGCTAAGAAGAAAAAAGAAATGTACGGCTATCAAGAAGGTGGGAGTGTAAATATGGATGATGTATTAAAAAGAAAAATGTTAATGGAGCAATATTCTAATGTTTTTGATCAAAATATAAGTTTAGATGATAGGTTTAGTAATTTTACCAAAGCAAAAATGGCAATGGATAAAGCAAGTGGTCTTTTTAAAGATTTTAAAGAATCAGAAACTGGATATAGTGCTAGTGGAAACAGAGGTAATTTAACAGATCAAGAATATTTTAGAGGTATGAGAAATCTGCAAAATGAAAAAGATATGTTGTTAGATATGCTTAAAAGTTCTATTTCTTCTAGACAACCTGAAGGTATGCAAGAAGGTGGTGCAGTTCAAGATGATGCTATGATGCTACAGTACTTACAGTCCTTACAGGCACAGCAGGCTAATCCTTTCGTACCTTTTGATCAAAGACCTCCAAGTTCTGGTGAAATGATGTCGCCAATACCGAGCGGTATGGAGCAGGGTGATATGATGAGAATTATTAGAGATGAAAGAGAAGTATTAGATATGCAAGATGTCGAGCTCCTCAGACAAAAAGCTCAAAACGCTCTTACTAGATTTCAATTAGACTCTTTAATGCAAAAAGCAACATTGGATTCTTTAATAAATCAGGGATCAGGAGATGCTATGAGAATACAAAGATCACCAAATGAGACTTTTTCTTTTCCAAATACTCCAGCACAAGAAAACTTTATGCGAAAGTATAAAGAAGAAATGATAGACCCTACATATTTTCCAGAAGGTAATTAATGGATCAAGATCCAAGAGCAAAACAAAATGATGAGTTGTATCGTCAGTGGCGAGATGCTCGTTCTGAATGGGATACAGAAGCTAGAAGGGATATAGACTTTTATCTTGGTAATCACTTTACCAATGATGAGTCTGATGAACTAGCACAACGTAATCAAGCTGATATACCTATGGATAGGGTATCTTCAGCAATAGAAAAATTTAAAGCAGTATTAACATCTAGAGCTCCAGCATTTACAATCGTACCCAGAGAAGATTCTGATGTACAGGTAGCTAATCTATGGAGAACTATCATGGGTTATATATGGCAGAACTCTGATGGCGA